TTTTGCAATTGCGGACCACAACAGGCACTTCCGTGCCCGAAGAGAGTTCTCGCAAACTCCTAAAGGTTCTCACTTAAAACTTGCGACCCATATTCATGTAAAATTCCTCCGTGGACTAGGTCCACAGACTAAAAACCATGTAGGGTTCTAATAAGTGGACCTCTTACGTGTTCATTAACACGTGACCGCCGGTCGCCTAGCGGGATTAAGGTGGTGCTGTTGCCTCAAAATAGAGCGGAGGCAATCCTGTGAAGAAGAAAGTTTGAAAATCTTCTCCTGCGGCACAATAGATCTGAATCGTGGCATTTGAATTGGTTTTCATCTGCATACGATAATCCCAGGCACCATCAAAGATGGCATTACCTGTATGGGATTCTTGTTTCCCAGGTGTAAATCTGAATCTGCTGTAGTACGGCACTTCAAATTCACAAGCCTGATTAACTCGACCATTTTGGTAAGCAACACCAGTTGTACCATCGAACCAAGTAGTTGGCAAAGTCGGGTCGGCACCCGGCATACCAATAACTGACGCGTCCACATTCGACCCGAAAGTCAAGGACGCCGTTGTTCCATCTACGTATAATGGATCCAATGGATTTATTTCGCTTCGATTAATGAGAAAGTCAATACTATCTCTTTCATCACCAATCTGGATAGGCAGCATCTTGTATCTAATAGATCCACGATAGCCGCTAAATGCTAATACTACCCAATGCAGCATGAGTGTGTTACAGTAATTGTAGGGTCCTGGGGCCAATGTGGAATTGACCGCATTTGCTACATTTCCCCTCAAGTATGGAAACTGAGATCGACGGCCGTAAACTAACTTGGAACCTAAGTCACCAAGTCCAGTCCAAAAACCGTACCGTTTCAACAACTGCCGGAAAGACGCAATGGCCTCACCAGTATACACGCTGTTCAATTGTGGTTGGTCATAAAACTCCGGACCAACGTTCTTCTCGTCTGTTTGAATGGGTGCTGAGGAATTTGCCGTCAGATCTGCATCTGGGACAGTCATACTACCACTCTGAGGTTTAACCACAAAACGACCAAAATCGTTAGATGGTACGAAAACTTCAAAATCATCTCCGGCAGAGATGAACACATTCACTTCAATATCATTATTAACAGCGGAATTCGGAGTTGTAAGCTCATTAACAACAGAAACTGACAAAACACCATTGCCAACCGGCGCTGATGTAAACGCAGACGTTTTGTAAACGTCCGTGATCGGGTCAATGCCTGGAATTGCATGTTCAAGCAGAGATACCACTTGTCCATTCGCAACGGTGATTGTGTAGTCATTTGTTTCAGCCAGGTCAATAATTCGCACAAAATTGGTATTGTACTCCAAATCATCTTGATAATTTGGATCGTACGAAAAGCGAATACGACCTTTGTGATAGGCTGAACAAACAAATTGAAATCTGTATTTGAGCGTGCCTTTCCAATATTGAAAAGGCAAGGCGGCCATAGCACAGGCAGGAAAATTAAAACTTCCGCCTGAGCCATTAGCCCATGTAACGGGCGACACTGCTGTGTTCCATAGTAGCGTTTCGGGCGCTGCTGTGTTGGACCACGTGAATTTAGTGACATATGATTCTCTAGATGCGATGGAAGTAATAACCATGTCATCTTTAGCACCAATGCCAGAAATTCGAGGATCGATAGTTAACTCTTGGTTTGAGTCGACCGTCAATTTGTGGCACGTGTCTCCCGTGTTCGTCACTGCAAGTGATGAGTTTGCTAGTGGCCTGAATGAACCAGGACTTTTTGTTTCTGCCGGTCTTGCATAACCAAATAATTTTGCTATGGTTGCTGTAGCTGTAGCTGCAACGGAAGTGGCCAAAGCAAATGGTTTTAGCATCGGAATCATCGACAGAGAATTTGCGACCTTAGCAAGTGTAGTCGCTGGACCAGATACGATTCCCTTCGTGTTAACTTCTTCCGTTTCCTTACCCATCTGAGGAGTGATAGAGGCCGGGTTGATTGAAGTAAGCACCGACATGTGTAAGTCTTCTGCCATGGCAAAAACACTTATAGTCACATTGTCAGTAGCGTTATTCGCATGCTTGAGATCATTCAAAGATCGCAAGTATATTCTACCCAATTCGCCCCAACCCTCATCGGGAATAGAAACGTAATTAGTGTACGAAAAGAAGGGAAGTGTCATCTCCCCTCCTTGAGATTTCGTAGGATCCAGATATATGTGTGGAAGCTGTGAAGCTTGTACCAAATGGGCTTGGTCTCCACTAACAACAGAGAGAGTATCGAAATCATCGAATGGCAAATATGCCATTATTAATCTCCCATAGTGGAAGCCATTACCATTGATAACAGCTTTAAGTTTGAGCTTCGACCTTAGCAGGTTGTAATTACAAATACGATTTGAAACGCGTTTATTCGTAAAATACAAATCCCATGGATTGAAATCCACGTCCAAAGGACCACCAACAGTCCATGTGTACTCGGCAATCTTTACGGGTCTCGACATGAAGTTCCCTAGGTCTGCCACATCTGAATCTTGCATCATTCTGGTCGGATCTGTTTCGCCATCTTGTTCGTAATGAGGATGACTCATCATATCCTCAAACACCGCGTTCTCAGCAGTCAGAGAAGCTGATGCTGTAGTAACTGTGGCGTTTTGCACTGCTCCACTCTGTGCGATCACACGTAAGGGATCGATGTCGAGTATTCTCAGTGCTTGATCTATTACATCAATTATATACATTACACTATTGTTATCATTATTATTATTATATGTTGTATTAGTAAGCCATTATTTTCTGACTCTAGTCCGTGATCGGCTCAATTCATTGGACGAGTCTTGCAGTTGGTTTGCGAAACCTATTTATATTATACATGCGCATATACAAAGCCTTTGCGAATCTGACTTTATTCTTTATGGTATCCAATGCATATGCCCTCTTTTTACTTATACTCCAAGAGGATTGGAGTGAAGTGAGTTTAACGCTCTCCAGCGGACAATAAGTGGAAAGACCTAAGACCTGTAGGTCCTGATCCATTTTTCCACTCTATCATCAAAAGTTTCGTTGAGAAAATCACAATAGTTGATCAATTCAGCTCTATTCATGACTTCCTTCAACTGAGCACGTCTACGCTCGTACGTCTCTCTACCATGATTGAACCACTCAATCATGGCTGATTCGGCCGCAGCACAGACTTTTTCTTCTCGAGTGAGGGTTTCCTTCTTGCCATACGTATGCACGTGTAATGACTTAAAGATAGAATCCTCTGCCAAAGCTCCAATTCTTGTATTAATCTCAGGAATGTAGTTAGTCTTCCTGCATAGAAAGTCACTTTCATCCACCGTCAAGAACGGCCTCAATGTTGTGGACTTATCAGGCATGGTATATTTCTGACCATACTTTGCAAGGAACTCGGAGACAGTCTTGATGTTGAATTGATCAGCCACTGCGTTCGTGACAGATCCATCATTGTCATCTCCATATGTGATCAAACTTACGTTCTTTCTGAAATGTTCTTTTGAGCGGTCAAGCATGGCCACCATCGAGTTCTTCTCCCTGTGTGGTAAGACCACAAGATAGTAGTATGCAACACGCAGGTTCAAACTCCCTTCAATACCATTAATGATGACCGTTAGCGAATTACCACTGATCATTGCCCCAATGAGGAGCCTAACCAAATCACCATTGAAGTTCACCATTGCATAGACGATATCACTAGAAATTGCTTCCATGATTCTTATGTCTTTCTCAGTGTATCCAGCCAACTTGGCGCATTCAATGAGAATCTGCAACGCTGCGTTCACTAGTTGGGATGGTATGTTTTGATCATACTTTGAATAGTCACCACCGAAAATATTTGGATATTTCTTACGATGGTCGTCCAATTCTTCCCACTCAGGCCCATGTGAGTTAATACCGACTGCACACTCACATACAATAGGGTTTAACATGAACACTCTCGCTATAGGAAGGAAATACTTTCTCACATAGTACACGAGGGATATAGGATTTGCGTAAAAGATCCTGCATTTATCCTTACCAAGAGGCACGGCTTCATTCTTAGTACAGCCATTGCAAACTGCATAAAACCTCTCACCTCGCTCGTACACTTCTCCCACTTCTTTCAAATGTTGTAGTATGAAATCATCAAACTCACGGTATTCATTGCCTTTCTCGTCTACGTGCAATGTTGAATACTTGGATTTTGGTCCCGTCAATGGATATCCAATGGATGTTGAAAAATCCATGGACTTCACAAATTTTGAACCCGCTATCCCATTCAGAGTTTCGTGATGACTTAGTGGACCACAGTGCCACTGTGGTTTCTTAAATATCTGATAGATCGGGAGTGTGTAATCTTCGATCGCCCAAATCAGAGCAGTGTGTTCAAAATTCAGGGCTGGTTCTGATATGTTCGCCATGCACGTCTGGTAAGGCTTCCATGCGGGTTTCATTGAGGGTTTGCCCCATTGATTGGCATAGTCCATGACATCAAAAACGTATGAAGAAATTTTTGTCTTACACACATCTGATCTCGGTGTTGTCTTACCAATACATTGCCCGTAGTACTCCAATTGAGTGCCCTGAGGAAGGAAATTCATGGGACTTCGGGGTTCAGGACCGTGTGCACTCACGACAATGTCCCTACCCAGGATATGATTCCTGAAAGTACCACTCGATCCACCTAGTCTCACACCTGGTGTCTTGCGCAATTGGGCAATTGCGTTACGAAGCATTGTTTGCGTTATTTCCCCATAGATTCCATACTGGATGTTCGCAACACCTCCCAAATGTACTCCTACTATTTGTTTGGTTTTAGAATCGCTGAAAACAGGGGATCCACAGAGACCAGAAAACGTCTTCGCACTATATTTGCCTCCTTTGAAATCTGTGCAATGAGCGTGACCAACACGTGCAACTTCAGGATGTATCTTACCATCCAAGAATTTCCCTTCATTATTCCTGAACCGAATGCGTCCGTGGAAGGTCGAACCATTAGTTAGGCCTTCTTGTGGGAAGAGATGCATGATGTTTGTATGATCACCACCACCTCCGACATAAACGACTCGAAGATCAGTTCCTGGAATGTGGTACGTCGCTGACTTACTGACCAAGTACGTAAAACTACCTCCAGTCACGTTGGGGCCGTGTTTACTGAAAAAACATTTTATGTCTTCAACATTCCTCCCTTCCACTTCAAACACATGGTTAGGTAGGATGCAAATATTGGTGTCCAAAAACAGGGCATTCACAAACGTTCCATGGTCAACGAACTTACAGTGGTACAAACTCTTTCCGACAGCATTCATAACCTGTTCAATGGTCATAGTGGCTGTGTCTTCGTTTACGGGCAATCTCTGCACTTTAGCTTTGGCCCACTGATCACTTTCTAATTCGCGGGCTCTGATCTCACTTTCACTCGTTGGAGTCAAATTACCCTGCGGTTCAGATTCAATCTTTTCCTCTTCTGGTTCAAATCCGTGACCACTTATCAAAGTGACTGAGTCTTTACAATTTCGAATGAACTTGACAAGCGTGTACGCTGCCATGACCATCGCCGATGATGTCAATAACGTCTTAGCAATTTGATCACGTTGTTCCAAACTGACTACGCTGACTGATTCATTGGTCTCAATCAATTCTTCAACAAACGATTCTTTGGCGTATTC